ATTTTGGAATGGACTACTAACACTCGTCATAGCACCTGCTATATGGGTGTTTCGTGGTATGTTTATGGAAGTAAAACGCTTGGATATACTCCTCAATAAGACACGAGAGGAATATGCTAAACGTGATGATGTAAAAGAAGATATGCACACAGTAATGGATGCGTTACAAAGACTAGAAGATAAATTAGATAAAATATTAATAGGTAAATAATTATGGCAAAGTTTAAGGCATTTAAGCCACAGGCTATGGAACGTATAGCTAGAGGTATGGGCTACTCAGGAGACATGAGTGGCTTTCGACAATACCTAGATAGTAATGTTTCTCTTAAACAAAGAATGAAACAGCTAGAAGATTCTGCTATTGAGATGGCTGATGCAGGAGTTGTACGCTTACCTACACAAACACAACAACAACCACAAGATACTATTGGTGGATTTGTAGAGCCACCTAAACAAACATTTCAACAGGGTGGCATGGCTAGACCTGCGTATACAGGTGATATGCAATTTGGTAGTGAGGTTGTAGGTTTATCAGGTGATAGGTCAGGTGTTCCATATTTTACAGATAATACTAATTTAGAAGATTTAAGAAAGTTACAACAATACTATTCCGATGCCTACAAAAGGTCTGGAACATTTAGTCCTTTTAAAAGAAGTTATAGTAATTTAAGACAACAAGCACAATTTAGAGCAGACCAACTAGACCCTATAATTCAAAAAAATAAATATCTATCTAATATGCAAGGTGCAGGTCCTTTACAAACATACTATAGAGATGCTCCTGCTAATTTATTTTTACAAGGTCAGGGTGATGCATTAAATACTTATATAAGACAACAACAATTACAAGACCCACTAAAAGGATTTCAAATGTCTAGGTTTGCTTTACCAGATGATACTATAAGAGACATGGCAATGTCTGATACTATTACACTAGCTGATGGTAGAAAATTTGGTTTTAATAGCATGGCAGAGGGTGCTGCTTTTAGACAATATTTAGACCAACTTGGTGCTAATTATAGTGTATCACCTATGATACCAGATGTAATTGAACCTGCACCTACTACACCTACTACACCTACTACACCTACTACACCTACTAATCCTACTACACCTACTACAGGCACAGCACAACCTTTACCCCAACAGTTTATACCACAACAATCTTTTACACCCGGAAAACAAATACAGGATTTAATGGCTAAACAAGCACAGTCACCTGCATTACCCACAGGTGCTACGATAGTACCTCAAGGAACGCTACAAGAGCCGGGACAGATGATTGACCCATCAGAGGGTCAGGTAACAGGTTCTATACAAACACCCATAGCACAAGCTACTACAGCACTCACACAAACACCTATGGTTGCACCTGCTATGCAAATAGACCCTGTAACAACACAACAAAATTTAAAAATGTTACAGGCTGACGCACAGCAAAATGTTTCTGTTCCTATTGTATCAGCACAAACTGCTAATGCATCTTCTATTTCAAACTTAAATGCTGCACAGGGTACGGCAATAGAAATGCAAAATCCTGTGCAAAGACAAATACAAGCAGGAGAGATTATATCTCCTAGTGCCAATGCTCAAACTGCAGCACAATTTGTAGAGCAAGTTCAGGTTGCAACAGCAACACCTTCACAACAAGCGACTGTGCAAGGTCAATTAGAAGGAATGATGAAACAGTTTGAGGATGGTAATACACCTGCGTGGGCTGCAGGTGCAATAAGAGCTGCAAATCATGCAATGATACAAAGAGGTGTTGGTGCATCTAGTATCGCAGGACAAGCGATTGTACAGGCTGCTATGGAGTCAGCGTTACCTATAGCATCAGCAGATGCACAGACACAAGCACAGTTTGAAGCACAAAATTTAAGTAACAGACAACAAAGAGCAATGTTAGCCGCACAGCAACGTGCTACATTTATGGGTATGGAGTTTGACCAAACATTTCAGTCTAGAGTTCAAAACTCTGCTCGTATAGGTGATATAGCTAATATGAACTTTACTGCTGAACAGCAGGTAGCACTAGAAAACTCTCGTGCAGCAAATACAGTTAATTTAAATAATTTATCTAATAAACAAGCTATGGTCATAGCAGAAGCATCTGCATTAGCAAATATGGACTTATCCAATCTAAATAATAGACAACAAGCTGCAGTAATGAATGCTCAAAATTTTATGCAAATGGATATGGCTAATTTAAGTAACGCACAGCAAACAGAATTATTTAACGCTCAAGCAAGACAGCAATCTTTATTTACAGACCAAGCTGCAATAAACGCATCACAACAATTTAATGCAACATCTCAAAATCAAGTTAATCAATTCTTTTCACAATTACAATCACAAGTAGGACAGTTTAATGCAGCACAAGCTAATGCACAATCACAGTATAATGCAGGTCAAGTAAATACAATAGAGAGATTTAATGCAGAATTAAATAATCAACGTGACCAATTTAATGCACAGAATAGACTAGTTATAGACCAAAGTAATGCACAGTGGAGAAGACAGTTAGCTACAGCAGATACTGCTGCAATCAATCGTGCAAATGAATTAAATGCAACAGCATTATTAGGATTATCGAATACTGCATATAATAACTTGTGGCAATATTATGGTGATGCTATGGAATGGGCTTGGACATCTGCTGAAAATGAAAGAAGTCGTGTTATTAATTTAGCTATCGAACAGTTAAGAGCAGACGCAGATGCTAACATACAGTCAATGAAAAATGATTATAGTTCTTCTGCAGGATTTGGAACACTTATTGGTTCTTTCTTAACTGCAGGAGCAGATAGCGTTATTGGTAATATATTTGGATTAGGATAGGAGAATATATGTTTGATGCAGCATTTAAAGCAGTTACAAATTTAAAGTTGCCAACAGAACAGCAACCTAAAAAAGAAACATCAGGTCTATTGTCTCGTAGCAATATGCCACAGATGACTAAAGAAAATATGGATGCAAGACAAACTGTTGCAAAGTATGTACAGCAAATAAGAAATAGAAGAAAGGCATATCGTGATGGCACAACCTGATGCACCTTATATTGATGGTCCTATAGCAGGTCAGTCACTAACATTTGAATTAGGTAATAGACCTTGGCAAAACCCACCACAGTTTAATACTGTAGAGGAAACACTTGAGTATTATATACCACGTTTTCTAGACTCTGACATATCAGAACAGTTAATGGATGTCATAGAAATGGGTATACCCATAACTACTATAGCAAATGCTATGCAGACAGGTGGTGTTATGCAAGGCTATCACACATTAGATGTAGGTATATTAGTTATACCTGTACTTGTAGAGATGATGGTATTCTTAGCAGAAGAAGCAGATATAGAATACAGAGTTGGCACAGAAGATGATAGGTTAAAGAAAAGTAATTTTAATGATAGCACTATTGCCCTTGCTAAGAAAAGATTAAAAGAAAAGATGTCTGAAAAAGAAAAGGTAGAGGATAATATTAAGAAAGATGTGGTTGAAGAAACGGAAGAACCACAAGGATTAATGGCTAGGAGAAGTTAATGGTATTTTATGTAGGTGCAGCGTTAGGTAAAATAGGTGAAGCAATTCAAGCAGATGAAGCAGAAAAAAGGGCTTCTAGACGTGAAGAAGAAAGATATGAGAGAAATAGAACAGACCTTATCATGGATAAGGCAATAGATACTGCAACCCAATTATATTATAAGAAAAAAGAAGCTGCAGAAGCAGAAAGAGCAGCTGTAGAAAAACTTATGAGTAGACTAGAAACTACAGGTCTTGATGTAGATGAAAGATTTAGAATAGCACAAGGTGGGGAGTCTGCTGTAAATGACATAATGGATAGATTTAATACTTGGACATCTACCTTTGGTGAGAAGTCTGACTCAACTCTAGAGTTTGGAGACTTTTATGATATTCAAAAAAGTGCTAATGAAAACACAGCAACAGATTATTCATCTTTAACAAACAAAGAGTTTTTAGATTTATTTATGCGTAATACAGTTAAATATGACTCAGCACCTATACAAGCATATTTAGCACAATATGGTATGTCTTTAAGTCAGGAAGATTTACCAGATTACTTTCAGTTTGCAGACTCTCAAGCAGATGAAACAGAAGTTGCTATACCAACATTAGGTACTCTTACTGTTAATCAAGATGCTTTGAAAGAAGCATTAGCTAACCCAGAAAAAGCACTAGAATTTGCAAGTATTACAGAAGCTATAGATAAAACAAATTTAGAACTAATAGATTTAAACATAGCTGAAAAAGCAATGAGAGCATCTAATCAGGCAAATAGTGAAGAACATAAAGCATTAATACAAAAAATTAATGAAAAAAAATATAAGTTAGACAGATATAACAAATTAAAACCTACTGAATCTAAAAAAATAGATGAACTAATAGGTGATACAGTACAACAACTAAATGAAGCTAGAAATGCAGATGAGCCAAATGCAGAAAAAGTAAAACAATTAGAAAATGATTTAGATTTTTATTTAGGTAAAAGTGCAATAATTAAAAACGCAGGTAAAGTTGCTCCGTTAAATGAAGTTGTAGCAAATACAACAATGGAAATAGATAAATTAAACAGATTAGACCCTGTAGCAAATAAAGACAAAATAGAAGAATTACAAGCAACACAGATTGCTGCACTTAAATCAATACAAGCAATACAAGAAGCTAAAGAAAAGGCACAAGAAAAATATAAAGACAAAGCAGAACCTACAAAATCTAAAGGTGGCTTTACAAGCATTACTGGAGCACAAAATTTTGTGCTAAAAGCAAAAGCTAATAAATTATCTAGTGAATATTTTATAGCAAGTGAAGGTCTTGAAACTCAATATGCTCTTAAATTTGCAGGTGCTGACGAAAATCAAGCTAAAAATTACAGAGATTACATTTCAAAAATGGATAGTAATGTTTTGCCATATTTAAATGGTTTAATTAATAATGATAAATATGCTAATACAGATGTAAAAAATCCATATAAGGATGATAAATTTTTATTAGGACCTGTAGGTGCAGAATTAGAAGACTTTAAATCTAACTTAAAGGATTACTTTTTAAAATTTAAAAATAATAAAACATTAAAAGCTGCAGGAACAGACGAAAATGTACATTCAGGGATAGTAGTATCTGAAGAACAAATATTAGATGGTCAGACAATAAAAAAACTATCACAAGAAGGTAAACTTAAACCGGGAGATTTTTTTGAATTAAAAATTCCAACATCATTAACAGATGACGCTTTTATACAATTAATTTGGACAGGTAAAAATATTTACTCTTTAAATTTACAGACTAATCAAATGGAGTCTTATTAAAAATGGGTCTGCAAGAACTAATTGAACAACACACAGTTTATAATGACAACAGAAATGCTTTATCGTCTAATGGTGTAACATCTAATGCAGATACTAGCGATGAAGCAAAAACTAAAATAAAAAGTCTCATATTGCAACATCAATCAAATCAAAACACAAATAAAGTCACACAAGAATTAGAAGATGATAGTAACATTCAAATAGAACAAGATGCTATGAAATTAGAAGCTAATGTAGATGATTTGAAAGCACAAAAAAACATATTTTTAAAAGCAATATCTGGTTTTAAATATTATTATGATGATGTATTATATAGAGGTATACTAGGTGGTAGTAGAGAAGCAGGTCAGCAATTAATACAGGCTACTACAGAATTTACTGAAGCAGGTTTAGAAGAATTAGGAAAAGAACTAGGCTACGAAATGGATAAAAGTAAATGGAATACATTATCTGATGAACAAAAAAATAAGTACAGAGAAATATTTAGAGTCTATGACCAAGAAAAAGGAGACAAAATATATTTCGGAAAAAATGTTGATTTAGAAGTTCCATATAACTTACCTAGTGTAGAAGAGCCAAAAACAATATTAGGTTCTTTTGTTAGAGATGCTTCTCAATTTTTAACTTCTTTTGTTCTTGCTCCGGGTGGAAAAACAGCAGTTGGAAAATATGTAACTAAAGGTGCTATAGCAGATGCTCTGTTTGACCCTAAAGAAGGTAACCTAGCTACTTTTATAAAAGAGTTTGCGTATGTAGATGACAACGGAGATGAGCAGATAGGTATTGTAAAAGAAGTATTAGATTTTTTAGATAGTAAAGTAGACGATAGTGCAGAAGCAGAAGACAAAATAAGGGCTAGACTAAAACAATCTGTAGAAGGTGGTATATTAGGATTAGCTGTTGACGGATTTATGGTAGGATTAAAGTATGCAAAAGGTAATGAAGATTTAAAAACAATAATTATAAGAGGTATAACAGAGCAAGAATATGACCCAAAAGCTATAAAAGAAGCGACAAAAATAGTTAGAACAGGGAAAGCTAAAACAGCAGCAAAACAGGCTTTGAAATATAGAGAAATAAGGTCTACTTTAATTAAACAATTTGAACAAACTATAGGAGCAAGAAGTCAATTTGATATAGATGAGGTTATAGACGATAGTTTATTAATATCAAAAAAAGATAAAAAAGGTTTTTTAGTTTTAGATATGGATAAGGCTAAAAAATCAGGTCTTAATATTGCAAAATACAGAAATGCCGATGAATTAAATATGGATGTATTAGATTATAGGCAAAGTTTAGGAAGAGGAGAAAGAGGAGATGAAACAGCTTCTTTAATACGTGATGCAGAAAATAATTTAGTATTTCCTATATTAAAACCAGAAAAGTTAGATGCTCTAGTCGCAGCAGCAGGTGATGTGTTTGAAAAATTTCCAAACAAAGTAGATTTAAAAAACAAATCTGTAATAGATAATTTAATGGAATTGTCTTTAGAGACAGCATCAGATGGTAAGCCTTTGTTAGCTACGGATGAATTGCTTGAAACATTAAATAAATATGGTATAAGTTTTGAAGAATACGTAACAATGTCTGTTGGCTCTGCTTCATCAGCAGGTAAAGTGTTACAGAAAATGAGTGCTATAGCGAAAAGATTTAAGTCAAAAGAGGTTCTTGGAGAAAGAGATAATATAAATAAAACACAAAAAAATATAGCTAAAGTAGGTTTAAGAATAGAAAATATAAGTAGGGGTTTGCTTGTTTCTCAAATAGCAACAGCTATGAGAAATATACAGTCTGCAGGTATAAGAGCACCACTAGAAGCATTACAAAATGTAATGGATACGGCATTATATAATTTAGAGAATGAGGGTATTGCATCAGGAATGAAAGCCATAATAAGTCCTACAAATTGGACTGATTCTTTTAAAGGCATGAGATATATGTATGATGCTTCAAATTGGGGTGAGTTTGCTGAACTAACAGATTTTATATTAAAAACACCCGGATTTGGTGATGAACATAAAAGAATGTTTGACCAAGTAAGTGAAGTTAGACGTAACATGGAATTAGATTTAAAAGGTTCTGGCTTAAAAACAAAAGCTATGGAAAAAGTGTTAAAGGGTGCAGAAGGTGGAGTAGATTTTTTAAATAGTGTGAACAGATGGCAAGAGTATATGATAAGAAGAGCCACTTTTATGGGAGAACTTGAAAGACTTGTAAAAAGAAAATATGATATAGATTTAATGGAATTAGCAAAAACAGGCAATATAGATGACCTTCTTTCTAAAGAGGATTTTAAAGAAGTTCTTACTGATTCTGTAACCAAAGCAATGGATATTACATATGCAAAACAACCTGATTTTTATTTTTTTAAAGAAACCACTAATTTTATAACACGTAATGGTTTAACCACTGTAGCACCTTTTCCACGTTTTATGTTTAATAGTATGGAACTACTAGGAAATTACGCTGCAGGTGCTCCATTACCAATTATGAAAAAAGTTTTAGGTGGTGGTAAATTTACTGCTAAAGATAGAAAACAAATATCTAGAAATATGTTGGGTTGGACAGTAGTGCTACCTGCAGCTATGATGTACAGAAATCAAGATGATGCTCCTGCTGATTATAAATTATTAGCAAATAATGATGGTACTACAACAGATACCACTCCAATGTCTCCTTTGCTACGACAATCTCTTTGGATAGCTGAAGCCATAAAAAGAAATGATGATGGTGAACTATTACAATGGATGGAGAAACAAGGTTGGAGAGAAGCAACAGAAACAATATTTGGAACAAATTTAAGAGTTGGTAGTGGTGAAGTTATATTTAAAGACCTTGCAGAAGCTGTACTTTCTTCTGATGGAATGGGTACAGAAAAGGGTGCTAAATTTTTAGGAACTTTTATGGGTGAGTGGATTTCAAGATTTGGAACACCATTGAATCAAATAATAGAAGTTCAACGTGGTATGGGATATAGAACAGATGAATTTAAAGATTTTAATACAGAACCTGAAATAAAAGCATCTGGAAACATTATAAATTTTGCACAAGAGGTGGGTAAATATGTAATGCAACCATCTAAGAAAAGAGGTTATTTAAATATATTTAGCCCCGGAACAGATGAAGAATTTATTGATGTTGATGGTAATGTTGTAAAAGTACCAAATAGAGAAACTGTTTTTCAGGCAGGAAATCGTAATTATAGAGTTGGCTCAATGCTAAAAGTATTTTCAGGTTTAAGTACAAAAAGAGAGTATTCAGATGCTGGTAAGTATTTAGAAGACTTAGGTTACAGAGATTTTAAAATTGTAACTAGAAGTATTTCACCCGGATTTAAAAATTTTGAAGCTGCTAGTTTAAGAGAAAATTTAACTACTATAGTTGACCATGTGAAAGAGGGTAGTTACTTTTATACAATGCAGGAAAAGTTCTATAATAAACTATCGGATAAAGCAAAATCAAATATTAAAAAAAGAACATTTATTAGAGATGCACAAAGAAAAGAAATTGATAATCAACTTAAATTTTTTAAATCTAAAATTGATAAATTTATAGCAGGTATAGAGACAGATGATAAAGGCTCTCTTAAATTTGATATTGAGTTTGAAAAGAGTAGATATGTATTAGCTGCACAGAAATTTAGAAGACTACCTGCTACAGCTAAAAAAGATGCCTTAAATAAAATGGACATATTTTTAAAAGGAGAAACTTTAGATTTATCTAATCCAATTCACTTGGAAAAGATAATAGATTTTGCTAAAATAAAATAGCTATCTTCGGTCACCACTTCCACCAAGTGTTCCACGAGACTTTCTTGATTGTAATTTATCTATATTGTCTTCCATTATCTTACCAAGATTAGTGTCTAGATAATCTGCTAACATAGCACAATACCACAACACATCTCCTATCTCACTAGCTATCTCTACCTCTGACCTAAATATTTTTTTGTCTCGTATTACTTTCTTTATTTTATTCGCAACTTCACCTGCTTCACCGACCAACCCCAATGTTAAATATTCCAATGCTCTTTCAGGTGGAAAGATAGCTGTAGTCTTTGCCTGTTCCTGATAGGCTGTTGCAGTTATCATACTTTTATTTTTATTATCCATGAACTCTTTTACCTCTTGTTCTAGCTTCATACTTTTTAGTCCTTTTTAAATTAACAAAGTAAGCGAAGTCAAATCCTCTTTGCCACTCACGATGTAACATAGTGTTTAGAGGATAAGGACTTTTAACCTTACCCTTTCTAAACGACTTAATACCCCTTTCATATTGTAATCTTAAAGGTGCATCAAATTTAGATAAACGATTACCTCTGTGGTCATACCTATTTATCATTTTTACCTTTCTTCTCTTCTGTTTTTTGTTCAGTTTGTTGTTGTTTTGCAAAAAACTTTGTTAGCATTTCTAACTTATCGTGATAGTCAGCTATCTTACCCATCTCAATTTCAATAACTGCTTGTATATCTTGGTGAGAATCTTCACCAATACCAACAGGATTTGTTAGTAATATTTCAACATTTGCTATATGTTTATTAATCATGCCCATATAGTAAGTTCTTGCTGCTCCAATTAACATTTCTCTCATATTTTTCTCCTTTTTAAAAATTTTTCTTTGTATAAAGCCCTTCAGAGGGGTGTAATGCACCTTTCGAAGGGTAAACTACCTGATTATGTAGAACCAATGTCTACTGTTTCACAAACTCCAGCAGTGCAAGATAACTCTTTACTGCCTGTTGTATGGTCTTCTTTTTCAAAATTTTGTAGTAAAGACCAATCTATTTGCTTTGGCATCTCTTTTTGTAGCTTTTCATACTCTTCTTTTGTAATATCTTGATAAGGTGCTTGTGCATAAGTGTGGTCACTATGTGGCAAGAAACTTATTCCTGATATTTCATCGAAGTGTTTGTATACCCATGCACCTACTTCCATCCATTCTTCTTCTCTAACAGAGATTGTTACAGATGGTTTGTGTTCACACCAATACTCTTGATATGTTTGCCACATTCTTAATTGGTCAATGGCTGACATATCATTTCTTGTTGTTGCACCTTCAGGTGATTTCATAGGAAAGCTAAATACAGTTGTACTATTTGGTTTCATAACATCAGGTTCGTTAGGAATACCACTGTCAATCATAAACTGTGTTAGTGGGTCTTTGTTGTCACCACGAACAGTGCGAATGTAATACTTGCTATGTCTAGCGTGTATGCCACTTGCACTATCCACAAGTTGTGAAACAGTGCCACTTGGTTTTACACAAGTGATTGCAGTTGATTGTGATATACCCAACTCTTCAGAAAGTTTTTTATTTGTTTCAATAGCTTTCTCCTTTAATCTTGTAAGTATTCCACCAACTCTTAACCCATCAAATACTTGCTGACCATCTTCAAATACCATTGTGTTGTGGTCATTAAATAATTTATTATCCATAATCCCTGTAAGAGAAACACCAAGAAGCCTTTCTTCCTCTGTATTATCTTTCCATATCTTTCGTAGATATTTAAAGTTAGTTAATGTAGATTGAAATGTTCCAAGAATAGTAGCCATCTCAACTTTTTCTAATAAAGTTTCTTCCGTGTCATCTGCTCGTATGACTACTTCAGATAAGTTACAAAACTGATAGGGTCTCAGTATTATTTCACTACAGGGATTACAGCCAAAAGCATAATCAGTTTTACGTCTACCATTTCTCTTAGCCTGTTCGATAGCAGACTTACGATTAAAGATACCACGTTCACCTGATTTACTTTCAACAAGTGATAACCATTCACGCATAAATGTTTCCATTTGTATTTTATACTTGTAGGCAACGCTGTTATTGGACAATGCTCTTTGACTTTCATTCTCCCACCATTGACCTGACTTTGCGTGTCTCATTTGGTCATCACCTAAATTTGAAAGACTGATGAGGGCAGATCGCCTTACCCCACCAACGACTACTACCTCACCAATCTTACACATTATATCGTGACATTCTATGGGATACAATCTTCTACCTGCTGCACCTTTGAATATTCCGATACAAAACCGATACAAGTCCATTAGAGGTTCAGGACCTGATGCTCTACCACCAAATGTTTTAAGTCTAGCACCTGCAGGTCTGACATCTTCAACGTCAAACACAGGAATCTGACCAACATAAAGCATCGCAATGAGTTCCCTCAATGCTCTAGCCCAACCTGCCCTTGAATCGGCAACCTTAACTACTGTTGTACTATCTTCAAAATGTTCATTTACAACAGGTAGTTTATCTATGTTTTCTCTTTCTACAGAGAAACCAACACCTGTTCCACACATAAGAATATACATACATTCATCAAAAGCACGAGGGCTGTCAACAGGTATGTATGAACAGTTGTATCCTGCTACATGACATTTATCTAGTGCTACTCCTGCTGTCATCAATGCTCTCATACTAGGCATGACATTTAAATTTATTATGTGGTGGAACAATTTATCTCTTAACTCATAAAATATCCTTTCATCATAGTTATAGTTTTTTACTAAATGGTCTTGCATATAGTTTAAATATCTATCTACAGTTTCTGACCATTCTTCTCTTCTGTTTTCTTCAGAAAGCCACCTAGCGTATCTAGATAAGGCTATGAAGTTTTGATAATCGGTTGGTAGGCTGTTTCCTAAATTACTCATCTCTGTTTCTCCCTTGGGTTACTCTCGAATTAACAACGTGCATACCATTTATCTCATGCACATACTCTCTTAATGCTTCAGCTATATCCTCTGTAACATCTCCATCAGAAGGAATTGCATATTCATCAGGGTCTATCTTTATATCCATATATACTTTGACTCTAATCGACATTTTTAATCTCTATTAATCTGTTTAAATACCAACTTGCTTTCTTTAAATCCTGCACACCATTTTTATATCTATATCTCCATAGATACTTTATTATATTACCTTGTAGGTAGTATTCAAATCCATCATCTGTAGCAGATTCAATAGCATCTATACACTCAATACCCTTTTGATTATAGTGTGGTGGATGATTTACCATATCTTTAACTAACTCTCTGTTTAACATCTTGGATTTTTTACCTGATGGTACAACATCTTCAAAATCTACCATGTCTTTTATACTAGCTGCCATTAAGCATTCTCCCCTGTTTTAAAATTTAGTCTGATGATGTTACCATCTCTTTCAATATTTGTCAATCTTTTTTTATCTTTTTTATTGTCTTGATTACCAAAATCTTTATCTGTTTTTTGTAAAAAAGTATCTAAAAGGTCGCTAAACTCTGGATTTTCTTCTGTAAGTGGTATTACACTACACATCATCTGACAGATATGCCAAATATCACTTTCATCTTTTTTATTTAGTGGTGTTTTGTCAGAAGAAATAATATTTAAAGTTATTATACCATTCCAATTCTTAGTTTTTGGGTCTATAAATGGTCTAACTTGTATTATAAAGTCTTCAGGTTTAACTTTTGTAATCATTCTTTCTTTGTTCCTTTGTATGCTATAAAGCTATCAATTTTAATTTTCTTTTTCTTTTCTTTTAACCAATCTTCAGGTATACATTTGTCGGAAAAAATAAATCCATTTCTTGTACACCAATCTGCATAATTAGATTTAGCATTTTTATATATCTTTGTTTTGCTATTTGAAAAAATAAATCTAATATCTAAATCAGGATGTTGTGCTTTTATATGAAAATGTTTTTTTCTGTCTGCTAGTTTAAATTCACCTTTAGTTTCTATTATTATACCATTTGGTAGTATAAAGTCAGGGGTATACTTTCGATAGTAGATGTCTTCCCACTCTATCTTAACTGTTTCATACTTAAATTTTACTTTTTGTTCAGTAAGATA